ACAGCCTGAGGAAGGTGCGGGCCAGGATGCCGCGTCAGCGCTCGAAGAGGAGCCCGCTGCTGATGACCCTGAAGCCAAGGTTCGGCGCGCACTGGCGCGGCTGACCACGGACGGCCTGATCGATGAGGTGATTGGACTGCGAGCCGACCTCGACGACGCCAAGGCGAAGGCCGACGCGGTTACGCGCGAGCGGGATGACCTGAGGGCCAAGCTGAAGGAAGCCACGTCGGCTGATCTGGGGCGCGCCCTGGGCAATGCGCAGCGCCGGGCTGACACCGCTACCGGCCGGATGAACGAGTACATGGCCCAGGTGAAGCGGCTGGAATACCGCCTGAGGAAGGCCGAGGAGCGGGTCAAGGAACTGGAGGAAATGGAGGTCGTGCCAGCATGACCTCCATCCTCGCTCGCATTCGCGCCAATGGCGGCGACGTGGTCCGTCAGGAGTGGCGTTTCGCTCTCCGTCGCGGCCGCCTGACCCAAGAGGCGGTCGCCTGGGTCCGCGCGCGCTGGGCCGACGTGTGCCGTGAGGTCTGGCCGTTGTTCGACCTGTGGGAAGAGCGCGCGGCCATTATGGAATTCGACGGCGGGCTTTCGCGAGCCGACGCCGAGCGCGCCGCATACGCGGAGATCGCGGCATGCTGAACCTCTTCGAGACAAAAGAGATTGTTCTGCGCCCCTATCAGGACGGCGCCATTGAGTCGCTCCGAGAGAACATCCGCGCACACATCCGGCGGCTGATCCTGTGCGCCGGCACCGGGGCAGGGAAGACAATCTGCGCTGCTCATCTCCTAAAGGAGGCCAGCCGCAAGGGGAGCTATGCCCTCTTCATCGTCGACCGTGTCGCTCTGGTGAACCAGACGTCTGAGGTCATGGACGAGTACGGCGTCGAGCATGGCGTCATCCAGGGGATTAATCGGCGCTGGTCGCCGCGCGAGCACGTCCAGATTTGCTCGGCCCAGACGCTGGCTCGCCGCGGTCTTCCTCGGGAGCCTGATCTGATCATCGTGGACGAATGCCACGCCCAGTATCAGTCCACCCTCGACCTGATGGCCCGCTATCCCGACGCCGTGAAAATCGGGCTGACGGCAACGCCCTTCACCAAAGGCATGGGCAACCACTGGGACGGGATGGTCAACGTCATACCCACACGCCAGCTCATCGCGGGGGGCTATCTGGTCGAGCCCAAGATCTATATCGCGCGAAGCCCCGATGAGAGCGAGTTGACCCGCAACAGCTTCGGCGAGTTCTCCGACGAGAGCGCCGCTTCGGCCGGGATCAAGATTGTCGGTGATGTGGTCAAGGAGTGGGAGGCCAAGACGCAGGAGCACTTCGGCGGCCCAGCCAAGACCATCGTGTTCAGCCCCACCGTCGAGCACGGGCGGGAACTCTGCGCGGCGTTTGCCGCAGCGGGCTACAACTTCCAGCAGATCAGCTACCTCGACAAGGACGACGACGCTCGCGCCGAAAAGATCGCGGAGTTCCGGCGCCCGGACAGCATCATTCACGGCTTGGTGTCCTGCGGCGTGCTGACGAAGGGCTTTGACGTTCCTGACGTTCGGATCGGCGTCTCCTGCAAGCCGTATCGCAAGAGCCTGTCCAGCCACATGCAGGAGATCGGCCGCGTCATGCGCACGATCCCCGGCGAGGAGAAGAAGGCGCTCTGGCTCGACCATAGCGGCAACTTCGAACGCTTCGCCCTCGACATGTACGACGTCTGGGAGAATGGCCCGGGCGAGCTGGATAAGGCTGAAAAGCGCGACAGCGTGGCCCGCGAGCGCGATCCTCAGATACGAGAGAAGGTCGTCTGCCCGGAATGCTCGGGCGGCCTGAGCGGCAACACCTGCATGTCCTGCGGGTGGGAGCGACCAGCCCGCTCGCATATCCACGCCGTGGAAGGCGAGCTGAAGGAGTTCGACCCCACAACGCTGGGGATCGAGGCGCGCGCCGGCCTTCGGGCAGAGTGCCTGAAGAGCCCGCGAGAGGTCTGGAAAGCTGCGCTCCACTACTGCGCGCAGTCCACGCGAAAGGGCGAAGATCACGCCCGCCGATGGGCCTACGGATCCTGGCGCGGCATCTACCCAAGCGCGAAGCTGCCCTTTGGCTGGTACGACATGGCGGTCCCCGCCGTTGTCGACCCGAACGCCTATGCGCTCATCGAGCGCGAGGTGAAGCGCTTCCGTAAGCAGAGCAATCTGCGGAGGGCGGCATGATCGCTCTTTCCTTGGACGAGGCCATGCGCCGGGCCTGTGACGCCGTGAAGGTCGCTCCTCCGAAACGTAGATGCGCGCCGGGCAGATGGACCCGTACGGACTCGCTCGGGAAGAACGGCAAGAACGATGCGGCCGTAAAGATCGATGACGATCAGAAGGGCGGTTTCGTCTACAACTACCAGACGGCTCAGGGGCAGAAGTTCCGCATCGACGGCGCCAATGACAACCGCCCAGCCGACCCCAAGATCGATGCCCAGCGGCGGGCCCGAGAAGCCCAGCGCGAGGCGGAGCGTCGCCAGGTCGAACGCATCTGCGTCGACATAGTGCGGGGCTGCCGGACGGACGTGCATCCCTACCTGAAGGCGAAAGGTTTCCCTGAGGAGAGGGGCCTCGTCTGCGACGACCCGCGAGATTTCTTCCCGTCAGGACGGCTCGGCGAAATGCTGGCCAACGCTCTGCCCGAGGCCCAGGGACCGCTCCTGATCATCCCCGGCCGCGTCGGCAAGATGATCACCACGCTCCAGTTCATCGCACCGGACGGCACGAAGAAGAACATCCTGAGGGGCGTCATGTCCGGCGCTTCACACAGGATCGCGACAGGGCGCGACACATGGGTCTGCGAGGGGATCGCCACGGCGATGACCGTGCGGGCTGCGCTGCGCCTCCTAGGCGTCTCTGCGACGATCCTCTCGGCCTTCTCGGCATCCAACGTCGGTCAGGTGGCTGAAGCCATCGCTGGCTCGAGGATCGCTGCTGACCACGACAAGCCGGTGGAGAGTCTCGAGGGGCTCGGTGCCGGCGAGTTCTACGCGCGCCGCTCCGGCCGGACATGGGTCATGCCTCCGGCCCTCGGTGACGATTTCAACGACATGCACCAGCGGGAGGGCCTGAGGGCCGTCGCCCTGCGCCTCAGGGAGGCGATGGGATGATTGAGAGACCCTGCGCTCTCGAGGAACGCAGGGCCGGGCTGGCGGACGGTTTGAAGACAGTGGCGCCAGACACCGGAAGCCTACCACGGGGCGGGACCCCAGGCGCAGCGCAGTCCGAAAGAGAGAAGCGCGGTCCCCGGCACGGTGACGATGACGTGTCGCAAGTAGCTCTCAACGATCCAGGGATGGTCACTCCACTGGATCGGCCAATGCGACGGCTCGGCTCCGGCCAGCAAGATCGTGGAGGCATAGGGACTAGCTCGGGTCGTCGCCTGACGCCTGGGCTAGTCGTCCTATGCCTTCCGCTCAGGCTCTCTCCAACCAGCAACACGTTTTAGAAGGAACAGCGACATGAGCAGGAAGAGGAAACAGAAGATCACGCTCCGCAAAGTCGCCAGCGTCGAGACGGCCGAGGCTCCGGTCGTCTCGAATGATCAGTTGCGCGATCGCCGGGCCGAGATCGCTCGCCTGAAAGCTCAAGGTGCCGAGGTCAACGCAGACAAACGGTCTGGGGTGATCCTGGCTGCGTGGCGTCGGGACGTCTTCACGATCCTGCGCACGCGCTACGGTAAGCCGTCAGAGGGCTATCCCAAGGGCAAGCCCGCGCTCTCGCAACGAGCCTATGAGGCGTTCCGCGCTCATGAGCTGGACATCCACATCTCCGCCGGCGCGACGGGTGGCGAGCGCAGGCCAGACTACATCCGCGCCACGTCCGATGGCGCGCCAGGCCAGAACATCACTCAGGAGGCCATTGACGGAGCGACTCGGGTCAAGAAGACCCTCCAAGGGCTGAGCCCCTCGGATGCTCGCCTTCTCACGGCGCTGATGACGGGTGATCGCGCGCTGGCGAAGAACTGGCGCGCCACGGTCCAGACCGAAACCGGGGAGACGGCCGACGAGGGACAGACGGCCCGTATCCGGGCGCTGGGCGACAACCTCACCCACGCCCGCGGCGTCGCCACGGCAAAGCCGAAGCAGGTGGCGAACGACGCCGTTCCGCTTGAGCCGCACCAGAAGCCGCTGACGTGGTTCAGGGGCGCGGACTTCGGTTAGGAGCAGTCATTGCCCGACCGGTCGAAGCAGGGTACGAAAAGACAAGGTCGCTTCGCGCGCCTACAGAAAGGCTCTGCTTCGGCGGGGCCTTTCTGCTTATTGGCCTTCGCCATCGCGCGAGGCGGGCTGACACGCGTCGAGAAACCCAAACATGTAATCGAAAGCCTCATCAGGACTGCTGACGACGTCGGTGAGAGTCCGCCCTGTCGTGGCGGTGTTGAACGTGAGTCCGCCAGTCTTGTACGCCGCTCTCGCGATTAGGAGATTGCGCTCAGAATCGAGCGTGAACTCGACAGAGTAAGGTGATCTTTCTGCGCGCTGTTGAGCTGCGCTTAGCGCTGCCCCCAGGGCAGTCAGGTCGATAGTTGCTGGTGAAGTAGTCAAGACGGTTTGCCTCCGGGTGAATGGTCAGACTAGCCCAACAGAGCGCCGGCTCAACGCACACTGTTCGCCTAATCACAGGAAACTGCCATGATCCCCATGAAAGCCCTCGTCGGCTTCTCGCTGTCTGATGGTTCGGCAGCCGCCGGCGCCACCTTCAACGCCAAGGATGCCAAGGCTGCTGACCGCCTGGGGGCGGCTGGCGTTGCGGAGCGGGTGAAGGCTGGGGCACAGCCTGCGCCGAAGACCGAAGCGAAGTCGGATGGGCGCTCTAAGTAACAGCCGCCACGAGCGGTTCGCCCAGGCACTCGCCAAGGGCCTAAGCCAGAGCGAGGCCTACGAAGAGGCGGGTTACAAGCCAAGCCGCAGCGCCGCCGCTCGCCTCGCCGCCGATGTGAACATTTGTGAGCGGGTTTCCGCCATTCAGAACAGGGCGGCGGAACGCACGGAGATCAGCGTCGCCAGCATCACCGAGCGGCTCCTAGCCATAGCGGCCAAGGCCGAGAAGAGCGGGGATGCACCGATGCTGCAAGCCGCCCGTGCGAGCCTGATGGACGCCGCGAAGCTGAACGGCCTCGTCGTCGAGAAGGGCGAGCACCAGCACAAGCACGTCGGTTTGTCCGTGACCTACGTCACGCCCGCTGAAACCCAGGCTCCGGCCAGCCCGGAGGACTACGAGACAGGCGAGTGATCTACGAACCCATTCCGGCGTTCCGGTACCTGACCGAAAAGCCGCTGGGCTCATATCGCTTTCGGGCTGCGCATGGGGGGCGGGGTTCGGCTAAGTCCTGGTCGGTCGTCGACGCCGCCATCTTTCACACGGTCACGACCGTGCGTCTCCGGGTCATCTTCCTCCGCGAGGTGATGGCGAACCTGAAGGAGTCGTCGCTCGAACTGGTCCGCTCTCGGCTGGAGCACTTCGGCCTGCTGGGCACCTACTTCCGAGAGGTGGACGGGACATTCGTCGGTCTCGGCGGCCAGAAGATCATGTTCATCGGCCTCTGGAAGGGCGGGAAGCCGGAGGGCATCAAGTCGCTGGAAGGCGCTGGCCTGACGATCCTTGAGGAAGCGCAGGAGGTTCGGCAGGCGTCGCTGGACGTGCTGATCCCCACCGTGCTGCGGACCGCCATTTCCGAGCTGTGGGCCATCTGGAACCCGCGTCTTGAGACTGATCCGATCGATGTCTTCTTCCGCGGGCCGGTGAAGCCGAAGCGCGCCATCGTTCGCAAGATCAACTTCGACCAGAACCCATTTTTCCCAGACGCCCTGCGCGAACTGATGGAGCTGGACTTCTCGAAGGACAAGCTTCGGGCGGCATGGATCTGGCTCGGCGCGTACATGCCCTCGGTTCAGGGCGCGATCTGGAATCGCGAAGGGCTAGATGAAGCCTGGCGTGAGGGCCGCAACGCCCCGGAAGGGAGCTGGGGTCGCGTGGTCGTGGGGGTCGACCCCTCCGGCGGCGGTGACGACGTCGGGATCGTCGTGGCGGCTGAATACGGCGACGGCGCCATCATCCTTGAAGACGCGACCTGTCCGGCGACATCGCCAATGGCCTGGGCGACCGCCACAGCCAAGGCCGTGGATCGCTGGGGCGCTGACTGCGTGGTCGCGGAGAAAAACTTCGGCGGCGACATGGTGGAGAGCACCCTGCGCGCCGGCGGCGTCCGAACTCGCGTCGTCATGGTGACGGCCAGCCGAGGCAAGCAGGTCCGAGCTGAGCCTGTCGCCGCCCTCTACGATCAGAAGCGGATCAGGCACCGCGAGCAGTTCCCGCTGATGGAGGCCGAGATGCTGATGACCACCCCGGCCGGATATCAAGGCGACGTCTCGCCGAACCGCATGGACGCGCTGGTCTGGGCTGTGACCTATCTGAACATCCAGCCCCAATCGACCGTCGCCCTCTTCCTGTCGAAGCGGAACCGCTGATGCATCCCCTCCGTCTGGTGGTGAACAACGCCCAGCGCTCGCTGCAGGCCATGTTCCCCGGCTTCTACTTCGGCGCGCCCAAGCACAACCATGCGGCGGACTTCGGCTATCCTGACCGGGTGGAGTTCGCGACTGCGTTCGAGGCCTACAACCGCTATCCGCTGGCCCGCGCCGCGGTCGACAAGACGGTAGGCAAGTCGTGGGAGACGAACCCGCTCCTGCAGGAGTACCAGCGCGACGGCACGAAGGCTGGAACGCAGAAGGAGACGGCGCCCGAGGCTGATATCCGCCAGCGCTTCGGCGATCTGCGCGTCTGGCAGCACGTGGCCGAATGCGACCGGCGCTCGCTCGTCGGGGCCTACTCGGGCCTCATCATGCGTCTGGCGGATGGGAAGAGGTTCGACGAGCCAGTCGATCGCGTGCCCGGCGGACTGGACGGCCTGGTCGAGGTCATCCCTGCATGGGAGGGCCAGCTGACCGTCAGTCAGTGGGACACGAACCAGACGTCCCCGACCTACGGCCAGCCGCTGATGTACCAGTTCGCGGAGAGCGCGGTTGGTCAGGCCCAGCAACCGCGGCAGTTCACCATCCACCCCGACCGGGTGATCATCGTCTCGCGCGACGGCACGCTGAACGGTCGCTCCGCCCTGGAGCCCGGCTACAACGCCCTGCTGGACATGGAGAAGATCAGGGGTGGCGGCGGCGAAGGCTTCTGGAAGAACGCCAAGTCCGGCCTGAGCCTTGAGATCGAGAAGGATGCCAAGATCGAGGACATGGCCCGCGTGATGGGCGTCTCGGTCCAGGAGGTGGTCGACAAGATCGACGAGCAGGTCGAGAGCTTCAACAAAGGCTTCGACAAGTCGCTGATGATGCAGGGCATCAAGGCGGTGCCGATCCAGGTCCAGCTTCCCTCGCCGGAGCACTTCTTCGCCATCGCGCTTCAGTCGTTCGCGGCCACCTTCTCCTGCCCGCTGAAAATCCTCGTCGGCGCCCAAACCGGCGAGCGCGCCTCGACCGAGGACAGCGAAGAGTGGGCCCGGGTGAACATGGCCCGCCGGACCAATGAACTGATCCCGGCCATCATGGCCTTTGTGAACCGCCTGGAGCGCTTCGGCATCCTGCCGCAGAAGGACTGGCACCTCGACTGGACCGACCTGACTGAGTCCTCGATGGGCGAGAAGATCGACCGGGCCGACAAGATGGCCTCGGTCAACCAGAAGATGGGCGGCGAGATCGTCTTCACCGGCGACGACATCCGCGGCGTGGTCGGCATGGAGCCGCTGAGCGACGCCGAGAAGTTCCGCGACGACGACGTCGAGGACGAAGAGGCCGCCGCTGGTCTCGAGCCGGACGACGATCCCGCCCAAGCGGCCTGATCAAACCCACAATCCGAAGGAGGCGCGCGTGCATCAGCATGACGTGAACGCCCGCACGTTCCTCGTGAACAAGGGCCTGACCGCTGGCGAACAGGTCAGGGTCAACATCCGAACCCTGGCCAACACGGCGGCCATCCGGCGCGAGAAGCGCAACGGCCGAGACGTGATCATCGTCCCCTCGGCCACCATGCCGGACGACGTCGTCATGAACGACATCCTCTATCCGGCCGCTGAGATCGCCAAGTCCTACAAGTCGCTGGAGCGCACCCCGGCCCCGCTTGGCCATCCGACCATCAACGGGGCGTTCGTCTCCGCCCGCGATCCCGAAGGCATCAACCTCGGCTGGATCGGAGCCTGGAACGAAAACGTCCGCCAGGAAGACGGGCGGGTGCTGCTGGACAAGGTGATCGACGTCGAGGTCGCCAACCGGACCGAAGCCGGCAAGCGCGTCATCAGCGCCATCGAGAAGGGCGCGCCCGTCCACACCTCTACCGGCCTTCTGGCCATGCTGGACGCCGCCAATGGCGCTGTCCCTCACAAATTCGAAGCCCGCGACATCGAGTTCGACCACGACGCCATCCTCTTGGACGAGGAAGGTGCGGCCACCCCGGATCAGGGCGTCGGCATGATGGTCAACTCGGCGGGCAAAGAGATCCAGGTCGTGAACTCCGTCTTCCAAGAGGAAGCGGACCGCGAACTTGGATGGGCGGTCGAAAGCGCCGTCCGCGCCATCGAGAAGCGCCGCAAGGCATCCCTGATGGAGCGAGTGAAAGCAGCCCTCATCGAGGCCCTCGCGGGCTCCGAGCGGGAACCCTCTGAACAGCAGAACAAGGAAGCTGACATGTCTGTCTCGAAAGAGCAGTTCGATGCGCTGTCCGGCGAGGTGAAGACCCTCTCGGAGAGCCTGAAGCCCGATGCGCTGGCGGCGTCGCTGTCCACCGCCATCGGCAACGCGGTCGCTGCGGCCATCCAGCCGCTGACCGAAGCCAACGAGGCCCTGGCCAACAGCCAGAAGGCCAAGGACGAGGAAGAGCTGACCGGTCTTCGCGAGAAGATCGTCAAAGCCAACCTCATGGACGAGGGCGCGGCCAAGGAGCTGACGCTCAATGCGGCCCGCGCCCTGGCTAAGCAGGCTGAGCCCAAGCAGGCCGCGCCGCTGGCCAACACCGGCTTCAAGCTGCCCGGCTCGGACGCCAAGCCTGCGTTCAAGCTGCCCAAGGCGGAGGGCTGATCCCATGGCGCGTTTCAACAAGATCTACGCCGGCCCCGTCACCGAGCCGACCCCGCAGGTTCAGGAGCGCATCTGCGCCGCCGCGATCCTGCCGGGCACCGCTCTGGTGGAGTCGGGCGCCAACTTCGCCCAAGCGGGCGCAAACACGGGCGAGAAGTTCTACATTGCCCAGGACAACTACCTCGCCCTCAAGGGCGTGGATGACGCCTGGCCCGCCGGCGACACCATCATCGGCATGGAAGCGCTGGACGAGCAGTTCTTCAACGTCCGCGTCCCGACCGGCACCAACGTCGCGCGTGGCGCCAAGCTGACCACCAACGCTGCGGGCAAGTTCGTCCTGGCCACGGCGGATCAGAACGTCTGCGTCGTCGCCGAAGAGGCTTTCAACAACAACACCGGTTCCGACCAGCTCGTGCGTGCGCGCGTGGCTCGTCGCAACACGGCCGTCGCCGCTTAAGGAGGGCTGACGATGCGCTACTTCGACGAACAGCTCGTCGCCAACTCGCGCCCTCACCAGCAGTGGTGGGGCGAACTGAGCGTGGCGCGCGAGCACTTCCACCGCGTGGAGGACCAGCACGCTTCGCTGTATGGTGAGATGGCCGGCGTGACCAACGCCTCGGCCGTCCTGCCGCGCGATGCCTGGCTGGAACTGGACACCATCACGACCCGCGTCATGCGGGACGACGGCGGCCAGCCCTTCATGCGCGACCTGATGGCCCTGGCCAAGCCGGTGAACATCGGCACCATGGCCCACCTGACCCGCGTCGCCTCGGACACCAACAACCCGGTGAACCGCTCGCTGTCCGGTCAGGTGCCGGTGGCCATGGACAAGACCGTCTATGACTACCGCGGGACGGTCGTGCCGATCTTCTCGGACGGCTACGGCCGCGAATGGCGCGAGTGGAACACGCTTCAGTCCGCCAACTTCGACGCCCTGGCCGACGACCAGGAAGGCGCGCTGGACAAGATCAACCGCGACATGGCCGACTACATCCTGGACGGCGACGCCAACATCAAGTTCCAGGGCTACTCGGCCTATGGCCTGCGCAACTCGTCGCTGACCAAGCTCATCAACCTGGGTTCGGCCGCTGGCGGGGCGAACATCGACCTGACCACGGCCACGCCGGATGAGCTGGAAGCGTTCTTTGTGGGACCGTTCGGCGCCATGCTGGACGCCAACCTGATCACCGAGGCAGTGAACCTCTACATCTCCCCGGAGATCGCCCGCGCCTGGGATCGCTCGTACTCGAGCGCCGAAGGCTTCAAGCAGGGCACGGTGCGCGAGTTCGTCGCTCGCAACCGCCGCATCGCCAAGATCGAGGTGACGCACAAGCTGTCGGGCAACCAGTTCTTCGGCTTCGTGCCGAACGCTCGGTTCGTCCGCCCGCTGGTCGGCATGGCGGTCAACACCACGGCGATCACCCGCTTGAACCCGACTGACAACTACCAGTTCCTGGTCATGGGTGCGCTCGGGATCGAGGTGCGTGGCGACTACAACGGCAAGTCGGGCGTCTTCGCCTCGACGGTCATCAACTAAGGCGGCGGGGCCAGGGCTCCAGCCTTGGCCCTTCCTCCTGATGGAAGGAGATCGCCATGAGCGACACCCGGATCAAGATCACCGCCGGCGGCATCTACGGTGCTGACGGCAAGGAAATCCCGGTCGGTTCTGAACTGACGGTGAAGGCTGAGCCGACCGCCTGGGCTGGCCGGTATGAGACCATCTCGGGCAACAACGAGCGCAAGACGCCCGTCATCAATGACGAGCCTCCCGCTGGCCCGTTCACTGTCGAAGACGGCGGCAAGGGTTGGTGGAGCATTCTCGACGCTAAGGGCGAGAAGGTCGGCAAAGGCCTCCGCGAGGATGACGCCAAAGCCTTCGACACCCTGTCCGACGAGGACAAGACTGCCTTCGCCGCCGAACACGCAAAGGCCTGATCCAGATGGCCGTGCATGGAACACCTGAAGGCTTCGACGAGTGGCTCGCCGCGCGCGGCTACCAACTGCCGACGGGTGCGCTCAGCGCGGCCATTCTTCTCCAACGGGCGACTGACTACATCGACGGGACGTATGGTTCGCGCCTGATCGGCGACCAGACTGTCGATCCGCTGCTGTCTGCCTTGGCGAACGCCACCTACGCGGCGTCGCTGTATGAGGCGCAGAACCCCGGCAAGCTGGTGATCAGCGCGACCGCTGCCGGCGCCCTGAAGCGCAAGAAGATCGACGTCATCGAGAAGGAGTATTTCGAGGGCAGCGGCGACGCGGTGGCAGACGCAACGGTGCGTCTCTCATCGGTTGAAGGCTATCTCGCTCCGTTCCTTCGTCCGATCGACGCTGTGGCCGGCCTCGGCCTCTGGGCAGTTGGCTGAACCGATGACCTGTGCGACTGTCCAGATCGTGACCCGCCGTATCGACGCAGATGATCCGCGCCTGAACGCGCACAAGATGCCGTTGGCGATGGCCACAGAAACGCTTCAGGACATTATCTCGTCGGCTGACGCGCTGCAGAAGGCGATCCTCGTCGACGCCCCGCTCGAGCAGCAGCAGAAAATCCGCGAGGTCGCGATGGCCCAAGCAGAATCTTACCTCGACCTCATGGCGGAGGCCGCGCGCCACGCCAGAGCCCTCAAGCCCTAACACCCCATGGCCAGACGCCCGACGCAACGACAGCTCTTCGCGGAGCTGGCGGCGAAGTTCGGCCCGGAGGTCGCTGAGGCCTTCATGGCCGTCGTCGCCGATCTGAAGTCCGGCGTGGAGTTTCAACGGCTGGTGGCCGCGATTGATCAGGGCGACCTGAACGGGGCCATGGACGCGTTGCACCTCGACCGCGCCGCCTTCCACGCCCTGGAAGCCAAGATCAACGAGGCCTTCATCGCCGGGGGACACGCGGCGACGTCTTCGATGCCAGCCAGCGTCGCGGTTGGGTTCCGCTTCGACCCCGGCAACCAACGCGCCGCCGCCATCATCCGCGCGACGGCCGGGCGACTCATCACTGGCCTGCTGGAGACCGAGCGCGAACAGGCCCGACAGTTCATCGCCGAGGGCATGGCGCGCGGCGCGCATCCTCGGGCGGTGGGGCTCGACTTGGTCGGCCGCATCAGCCGTGTGACCGGAAAGCGAGAGGGCGGCCTCATGGGGCTCTCTGCCCCGCAGCGGGCCTATGTCGCCACGGCGCGAACCGAGTTGGCTTCGGCCGATCCGAAGCTGCTGAAACACTATCTGACGCGGGGGCGCCGGGATCGTCGCTTCGACCGCTCCATCACCAAGGCCATTCGTGAAGGTCGGGCCGTGGACCCCGAGATCGCCGCCAAGGCCATCACCGCCTATGAGCGTCGGCTGCTTCAACTGCGCGGCGAGATCATCGCGCGAACCGAAGGCATTCCGGCCATCCGGGCGGCCAAGAAGGAAGCCTATCAGCAACTGGTCGACAGCGGCCGCATCGCCGAAACCGAGATCGAACGGGCCTGGCACAACGCCGGGGACCGCCGTGTCAGGGACACCCACGACGCCATGGGCGGCCAGAAGGTGCGCGGCCTGACGCTGCCGTTCCAGAGCCCGAGCGGCGCCCTGATGATGTATCCGGGCGATGCCTCACTTGGGGCCGGAACTGACGAGATCGTGGCCTGCCGCTGCGATGAGAGCATTTCGATCAAGAGGGCGGCATGAGCATCATCACCGGTGAGGCCGAGGCCGCCTATGAGGACTTCGCGGAGGACTTTGAAGACGGCATCCTGACGGTGCCAGGGGAGCCAGCCTCTGATGGCCAAGGCGGATGGATACCGGGCGCTCCGGTGACGCATGGCTGTAAGGCGTTGGTCACCGACTACAGCGATTATCGCCGCATCAGCCTCGGCATCCCCGCGACGGATCGGCAGGTGCTGGTTCTTGGCGGAAGCCTGCCCGCCGGGGTGATCCCGGCCAAGGGGCACAAGGTCACCGCGCCGGACCCTTCCAACGGAGGGGCCATGCGCACCTTCGACGTCATCTCCAAGACCGGCGACCCAGCCAGCGCCCTCTACAAGCTGCAGGCCCGCTGATGGCCAAGGTCACGCTGTACGACGGCGTTCTCGCCCGGATCGCAGCGGATGCTGGAGAGAAGGGCCTGCGAGGCGCGCTCGGCAAGGCTGAGACGATCCTGAAGGAAGACATCCTGCGCCGGCCCGGCTCCGGCAGGATTTACGGCAAGCACCAGGCCTCCGCTCCGGGCGAGCCGCCCGCGCCGGACACCAACAACCTGCGCTCCAACACCAACGCCGATCCGAACATCCGCGAGGAGGGCGGCGATCTGGTTGGACGCATCGTCGCCAATGCGGGTTACGCCGAGGCGCTGGAGGTCGGGACCGAACGGATCGCTCCGCGTCCCTTCCTCGGCCTGCTGGCCACCGACCATGCCGACGACCTGCGGCTGGCGTTCATCGAGGGAGCGAGGGATTGACCGAGATAACTTCAGGATACGCCAAAACCCTCTTCAACCTGGCTCGACGCTGCCCTGATCCCGACCTTGCGCGTGAGGCTGTCCAGCATGGGGCCGCGATAGAGATAGCGCACCGCGCGAGCGCCGTAAGTTCGGCATGCGCCAGCCTTTTCACGGCTGCGATGGAACGTGCTGACCCTGTTCTCGACCGGCTTATGTCGCTTCAATGAACTCGACCGCCACGATCTTCGCCCGCCTGGCCGCTGTAGCCCCCTCGCTGGCCACCTGGAACAGTCAACCGGCCATCTTCAACGAGGCGGCGCCCGACGACTTCCTCGACCAGGAGCCTAAGCCGAGCAAGCCGTTCCTGATCATCGCCGTGCCGAGCCGTGACGAGCCGCTGGAGACTTTCACCGAGACCGGCCGCCTGATCGTTCAGGACGTGCGCGGCTATCAACGCCGGACGGGTTCGGCGGCTGGCCTCGACGCCCTGATGTGGCAGGTGAGGGGCCTCTTCCACAACTCTCCCGAAAGCCTCGTCGTATCAGGCGGCAAGTGCGACGTGGCCCGTGTCACCGGCCCGGTCCAAGCCCCGACGACGGACGAGGCCTACACCGGCCGCCGCGTCACGATCCGCCTGGATCTCGTCAACACCTGAACCCCGGCCCAGCCGGTCATCCCCAACGCGCCCAGGGCAGGCTGTGCGCGGCCTTTTCCATGCCTGCAAAGGAGCTGAGCAATGGCAACTCTCGTCCAAGGCGCTGTGAAGGTCGAGATCGACACTTCAACGACCGAAACGCCCGATTGGGAAGTAATCCCCGGTGTCACCACGGCCTCGTACACGGGCGGCACCCCGCGCGAGACCGATGCGACCGATTTTGACACGCCGGTGGGCGAGACCGAAACGCTGTACGGCGCTCGCACGAACCCGCCCCTGACCTTCCAGATGCACCTCCAGCCCGGCGACGCGACGCAGGAACTGCTGTTCACGGCCTACGCTTCGGCCGAGGATGTGAAGGTTCGCCTGAAGGGTCTGACCAAGGCGACGGTATTCGTCGGTCGCGTCGTCATCGGCGAGAGCCATAGCGTCGACGGGAAAATGATGTGCGATTGCAGCATCATGCCGAAGTCAGCTCCGGTTCGCGGGGCTGCTGCCTGATGAGCGATGATCGCCGTGGGGTCGTGGAGTTGCCGCTGGGCGACCGAACGATCCCCCTTCGGTTCACATGGCGGGCGATCGACCAACTCGGCCGCGTCGGGGTCATTGAGACGCTCGACGTGGCCGCGTCTGGCAAGCCGGGCGATATGGAGGCTCTGGCCCGCCTAATCGTCGTCGCGAGCGGCGGCCAGGTCCGTGAGGAAGAACTACTCGACGGCTTCGGCCTTCCGGCCGCTGAGGCCTACCTCGCCGTCTTGAAAGCGTGGGCCTTGGCTTCGCGCCGGCCGTCTGGGGTTGAGCGTGCCGTAAACCCTCTGATCCGCCTCTGGACGTCGTTGAAGACGCTTTGGAGGCGGCTTTCTCGGTCGGCCTGTCCGAAGCTGAGTTCTGGGATCAGACGCCCTATTTGACCCATCTCGCCATTCGGTCACGTGGCCGCCGGGCCATTGAAATGGCGACAGCCCACGGATGGATGAGCGAGCGCTTTGCCCGGGAACCGCGCCTTTCGCGCCTGTCTCACTACCTGGATGATCGCGAGGAGGAGGTCGCGGACGCGGGTGACGCCCTTATCGCCAGTTTCGCGATGATGCACGGCCTCGGAGTTGATGAGGCCCCCGACGCCGAATAGGGTTCGGCGAGCGGAGGGTGAGTCATGAAGCGATGGGCGGCGCTGGCGGCGGTGGGGGTTATCTCGGGGTGCGGACAGCCACTGACGGGCGACATCAAGGCTGATTACATCGAGTCTGTCTTCTCCGACGCCAAGCGGGAGGCCCTCCGGCGCGGAAAGCGCGATACCCTGGATAGGTTCTCCGTGAGGGTCGAAACCTCCGATAAGTTCGGCAACGACGGCGATGCTCCCGCTCTGTCGTTCTCATGGGGGCGATCTGACCTCGATAAGGTCAACTGGAAGGGGATCGCCGATTACCAATTGCTGGATCTGGCGTCGGTCCGCATTGATCATCCCAACGGCGTCGTGGCTTTCCACGACTGGTGCGACGAAAACGGTCGGTCCCTAACGCCGAGGCTTTGTGGCCCGGAACGCGCACGTGCGGAGGAAGAGTGGGTATCTCGAAACGGATAGCCGCCGCCCAGGAGATCACCATGACTGAGGAAGAGGCGAGGGATATTGAGGAGCGCGAGTGATGCCATCGATCTGCGCTGAATCATGGGCCGAGTGTTGCTGCAGCTATGATGGTTGTGCGATCTGCGGACCAGCTCGGATTGGGTCACTCGCTGCCCGGTATCCTAATGTTGATGATCTCATCGCCAGCGTTGAATGCGAGGTCTTCGACCGCATCGGCGACTCGCAGCCTGACAGCCTCATCTGGATCGAAACGGAAATCTTCGGTCGAAAAGCGGCTGGATACCTCATCATCAGACCATCCCAGTGCGGAGAAGGGCGCGGCGATGATAGCCGTGTTGGGGGCGATTTGCCCTAGCAGCGGCCCTTCGGAGTAGCGGGCCGCATGGAGTGAGAAGACAGTCATTGGTGAAACCGTTCTTCGAGCACCTGCCATAAAAACGGTGGCGGCGATTGACGCGCAATTGCCGACCGCATGTGTGTGAACTGAAAGCGGAACCATTCGAAGGTAGTGAAACAGTCCGGTTCCAGCGAGGACATCACCCCCGCCACTGCAAAGGCAAAGCGTTACCTCTGGATCGCCAGCCTTTACTGCTTCGTTGATTAGTACCTGGGCGTTCCGGACGCCCTCCATGGTGATTTTTCCATGGTACCAAAATCTCTTCATAGCGGCCCCTCCACGCTTCATGCCGACCCTGCGGCGCCGCTTCCTCCCCGTCACCCTGAACAGAATTCGAACAAGGCTCGCTCCAGCGGGCCTTTTTCTTTGGAGGCTCAAGCCGCCTGGAGCGTCAGTTTCAGGTCGAGAGCCTTAGCCACCCTGGATACCGTCTCGAAGCTGGGGTTTCCCTCGCCAGAGAGGGCCTTATAGAGCCCTTCGCGGCTCATGCCGGTGTCACGCGCCAGCTTGCTCATGTTGCGGGCACGGGCGACGGCACCCAAGGCCTTGACGATGAAGGCGGGGTCTTCGCCTGCTTCTTCCATCACGGCTTCCAGATAGAGGGCGATGTCTTCTTCGGTCTTCAGGTGGTCGGCCGTGTCGTAACGGCTGAAAGTGGCGGTCATCGTCATCCTTTCCATTCGTTCGCCAAGGCCTTGGCCTTGCTGATGTCCCTGTCCTGAGTGGACTTATCGCCGCCGGTAAGCAGGACGATCAGAACGTCGCCCTGCTGCATGAAATAGACCCGGTAGCCGGGACCGTAGGTGATCCGCAGTTCGGAGACGCCTTCACCCACCGGCTTCACATCACCCGGATTACCGGCCGCCAGGCGGTCGATGCGGACCATCACCCGGACGGCGGCACGACGGTCTTTCAGGCCCTCAAGCCAGCCTTTGAACGCGTCTGTCTGAATGACCTCGACCATGTGTGAACTGTAGTTATCACTGGTCGAAATGTCAACTCTAGTTATCAGTAGGAGGCCCCATGGCTGAAGGCACCGTTGTTGGCAGCGCAGAGTTTGAACTGCGAGCGACGACCGACAAGCTGAAATCCGACCTCGCCCGCGCTGAGCGCGAGACCAAGGCCGAGATGAAGAAGGTCGAGGACGCCGCTCGCCATGCCCAGGCTGAACTGAAGCGCGCCTTCTCGGATGCTGGTCACAGCGAGTTCGAACGCTCCATGCGGATCATCCGCAACGCCTCGGACTACACCGAGGACGAGGTGCGCGCGGCGGCCGAGCGCGTCGCCAAAGACCTGAAGGGTCGATACCGCGATCTGGGCGCAGACATCGGCCAGACGTTCGCGGGCATTTCGCGATCCGCCCAACTCGCCTTCGCAGCGATCACGGCCTACTCGCTGAAACTAGCAGCCGACGCCGAGGAGATCGAAGCGTCGTTCGATATGGCGTTTGCCACTGGAGCAAGGGGCGCCCGTACCTTCTCCGAAGCTCTGGCTGACGCCTCGGGCCGTGACGCCGTGGTTCTGCGAGAGCAGATGACCAAGCTCCAACTGGTTCTGACCGGGACCGGCGTTGCTGCTGAAACCGCGACGAAGATGGTCGAAGCTCTGGCGGCGCGCGGCGTGGACGCCGGGGCGATGTTCAACGTGTCGGACGCGGAGTCCCTTCAGAAGATTGTTTCCGGCCTTACGGGCGAGACCGAACCACTCAAGGCCTTCGGCGTCGTCATCAGCCAAGCGGCTGTCGAGGCTGAGCTTCTTCGCCTTGGCTTCAAGGGCAACGCATCGGAAGCCGACGAGGCTGCGAAGTCCATCGCGCGGGCTAACCTCATCATCGAGAAGCTTGGGGTGTCGGAAGGACGCGCGGCTTCGGAAGCGGACTCGGCCACCGGCAAGACCCGCGCGATGACAGCGGAGTTCAACAAGGCTGCGCGTTCGCTAGGCCAAGAGCTTCTCCCCGCCATGACGCAGGTGTTTGGCGCGGCCACGAACGTCTTGAAGGCCTTCAACGACCTTCCGGGAGGTGTCCAAGTGGCGGGCCTTGCGTTGCTGGGCTTGGTCGCAGCCGGTGGGCCGATTGCAGGCGTCCTCGCCGGTCTGGGCAAGATCATCAAGCTCGCAAACGATACGCGCCTCGCGCTGGCAGGCGTAGTAGCAGCAGGTGGCGCAAAGGGGGGTGCAATCCTTCCGCTGGCCGGTTCGGCTGCCCTTGGGGCGGGTCTGCTGGTCAGCCAAGGGTCGTTCGCGCCGGCCCCAACACGCGATGAGGCTGCGGTTCAGCGAGATCTGGCATTCAACCGAAGCAACCTCGCTCGCCTGGAGAAGGAAGCCGCCTCAGCAAGCCGTCGCCAGAGGATTGAGCGCCGGATCACGTCAAACTTGGCGGAACTGTCTCGCATCCAGAAGGCCAGCGACGCCGCAATCCCGTCCGCTCCTGAAGTCGATACATCGGTGCCGGGCGGCTTCTCGCTTCCCCCGGCATTGCTGCAACCCGGCGGGGCTAAAGAGGATAGACGCAGCGGTCGTGGCCGCACCGGCCTGACAGAAGCCGACATCGCCGCCATGCGCGAGGCGCTCGACCTGCAGAATGCGCTGGATCTCGCCCGAGCCAGTGGCAACAGCGCCCAGATCAAGGCGCTGGAGCGTAAGCAGGAACTGGCGCGACTGACTGCCGACTTCGAGCGAGCCGGATATGAGGACGCCGCCACCAAGGCGCAGGATCATCTGAAGGCGCTTGATGCCATTCGCGATCGTTCTGAACAGATCGCCGATTGGGAGCAGAAGAGCCTCGCGTTCTGGGAAGAGCTGGGTGAAAGCGTTCGTCGCCAGAACGATCTCCTCCTCGACCGCCTGGGCTTCGAAGCCGAGATCGCCCGGCTGGAAGGCGACCCCGACCGCATCAAGGAGCGGGAGCGCGAACTCTGGATCGAACAGCGGATCAACGACCTGCTATCGCTGCGCACTGATCTGACGACGGATGCAGAGCGCCGCTCACAAGCGGAGAACGAGTGGCAGCGCCTGGACACGGCCGACCAGACAGGCCGGATGCGAGACGAGTTCCGCTACGCCTTCACCGATGGGATCAGGGCGGCGATCGACGGCGATCTCGGCGGCTTCTTCGACAACTTGGCCGACCGCTTCACGACGCGGATGCTGGACAACTTGGCGGACGATTTGTTCGACCTCCTGGCCGATGCAGCCAAAGGCATGGGCAAGGAGGGCGGCGGCTTTTGGTCGTCCATCGCCAGCGGTATCGGTTCTCTTTTCAGCTTCGGCGGGGGCAGGGCGACCGGCGGCGCCATGAACGGCGGCAACTGGTATCGCGTCGGTGAGCACGGCCCAGAGGACATCCTCATGCCGCGGAACGGCTTTGCGATGCCGTTGGGTGCGCTGGCCTCTGGCGGGTCAGGACAGGCTCAAGTCCAACGCGTCCAGCACGAGGTCATCGTCAGGCCGGAGCGGGACAGCTTTATCGAACTGTCGACTGAGACCGCGGCACCGCTTTCGGCGCAGGCGGGGGTCGCTTCCTATCAGGCGAGCGAAGGCCAGCGGCAGCGGGCAGTTCGGATCGCGCCATATCGCAGGGGGCGTTGATGCCGGTTCTGACGCTTCCCTCCAGTCCCGCGCCTGCGGGCATGGGCATCGAACTTCTGACCAACAAGAACGTGCTGGTATCGGCTCTTGGGGGCGATGAACAGGAGCGCCAGCGCAAGGGCTCACGCTATGCCCTGACCTTCACCATGCCGCCCATGAGCTACGTCACGTCAATGGCGTGGGATGATCTGAACGCCGAGGGCGCGACGGTTCTGATGGAGGTCTATCAGCCAGGGTTTGACGTCGGCTCGCCCGGCGCTCCGCGCGTGAACGGTGCGGGGCAGGGCGGCATCTTCCTGACGGTCGATGGCCTGACGCCCGGCTACATCGTCCGCAAGGGCCAGTTCCTGAACATCGTCACCCTGGGGCGCCACTACCTCTATCGGGCGGCTGTGGATGCGACCGCGAACGCTTCAGGCCAGGCGCAAATCCAACTGCGGACCATGCTGCGCTTCCCGCCCCAAGACAACGATGTGGTGAAGCTGGCGGCCCCCATGATCGAGGGCTTTGTGCGCGACATGAAGAGCTGGGAGGTCGGTGTCGATCGGCTGGTCATGATCCAGTTCAAGGTGAGGGAGACCGCCTGATGGATCCGGTCCTCTCCAACGCCCAGCGCCAGCCCGCCTACGTACCGTGCGTGCTTGTTCGGATGGAGTTGCGCTCTGGCGTCGTGCGGCTGACGGACGGCGGGTTCGCGGTCTATGGGGGCGAGCTCTACCTCGCGGCGCATCCTGGCATCGGGTCGCTGGACACCATCGGCCAACTGACCGAGGGCGGCTCCGGCACGACGACCCGCTCTGAACTGATGATCAATGCCGAGAGCGACGTCGCCGTCGCAGCGCTGGCCGATCCACTAAACCAAACGGGCCTCGTTCAGTGGTGGGAAGGCTCGATCGACCCAGCGACTGGTCTGCTGATCGGCCAACCCCTCCTGAAGTTCCAGGGGCAATACGACAAGGCCCGGTTCGGCGTCGATGAGAGCAGTTGGTCGGTCGTCATCGAGTGCGGCACCGAGTCTGAACTGCAGTTGATCCCGAACACGGACTGGCGCGCGAACGACGCCATGCACCGCAAAATCTGGGGCGAGCTGGGCCACGCCAATGTCTCGCGCCTGACCGATGCCGACTACTGGCGCACCGAAGCGCCTCCAGGGGCGATCAACTCCAGCCGTCCAGCGCCGGGCGCGGGAGGTGGCGGCGGTTTCCGCGACTCCCTCGGCGTAATCCAGAACCAAGTCTGAGGTCTCATGAATATCTGGGATGAAAGGGTGCGGGTCGCCCAGCAATGTGCTGCGCGCTTCATCGGCAAGCCCCTCGACTTCAAACAGTACGACTGCGTGCGTCAGGCCCGCTACGTCATGCACCTGCGCAAGCAGTCCACAGGCCTGCTCAAGGGCGTGAAGTGGGGCTCCGAAGTCGGCGCCTACCGCGCCATGCGCAAGCTGGGCTTCGCTTCCCTCATTGAGGGTGTGGACGCGGCCGGGTTGCTGGCGATCCCGTTCTCTATGGTTCGCCCTGCCGATCTGGTGGCGATGCCGGGTGACGACGCCTTCGGCTGCAGCATCGGGGTCTACCTCGGGGACGGTCATGTCAGTGGCTACCAGGACGGCGCCGATGTCGGGGTGGCGATCAAGCTCGCGCCCGACTTTCTCCCCCTGAAGGTTTGGATGGTCTGATGGCGAAGGCTGTGAAAGCGGTCGGCACCGCGATCATGATCGTCGGTGCGGTCGTGGCCACCGGAGGTATGGCGCTGGCGATGGGCGCCGGCGTCGGTTTGCTGGGGTCGGCCAGCCTCGCGACCAGTGCTGTCCTGTCGGTGGGGAGCTTTAGCGTCTCGGCTGGAGCCCTGCTTTCGGTCGGCACTCTCGTATCGAGCATCGGCGGCTCTCTGGCCCAGCCGAAGGTATCGAGTGCTGGCGGCGCGCTTGGGTGGGTCGGTGATCCGAACGGCCCTCTGCACTTCGCCGCGGGACGGATCGCGGTAGGTGGCGACCTGCGCCACAAGGCTGCCTATGGCCCGAACGATCGCATGTATTTCAGCGCGGTCACGGTCGTCTCTGATGCCGGGCCAATCGACGCGTTCGAGAGCTTCACGGCCAACGACATCCCCGTCACGTTCGACGCCAGCGGCAAGGCGAATACCTCCTACTACGCCAATGTCATGTGGCGCAGGACGCAGCTGGGCTTTCAGCCCGAGGGATCGTACCTCGCCTCGCCATCGGGCCTCCAAGGTGGGGCGTCGCTCCCGAACTGGGGTGCGAGCCACAAGCTGTCCGGCAAGGCCGCTTTCATCCTCACGCTGTCCGAGAACAGCAAGCAGTCGGCCTACAAAGGGCAGTATCCCAAGCCTCGCACGATCATCCGCGGGCTGCGCGTCTATGACTGGCGCCGTGACAGCACCTATCCGGGCGGCGCCGGCCCCCAGCGTCTGAATGAACCGTCCACTTGGGCCTATAGCGCAAACCCGATCCTGTGGTCTGTGAAGTGGCTTCTGGGCCTCTGGGAGGGACCGACGGGCAAAGGCGCCCCTCAGGTCGACTATCAGGTCGGTGGCATCGGTACTCGCTGGGAGAATATCGACATCGCCGCTTTCACCGAAGCGGCGAACATCGCGGACACGCACGGCTGGACGTGTGCCGCTTGGCCCTCGACCGATGACGACAAAGCCCAGGTGCTGGACGCCTTCCTGCAGGCGGGCGGGGCCTATTACATCGAGCGCGCGGGCAAGGCGTCGTGCATCCACCGTGCGGCTCCGCGCGTCAGCGTAGCGACCATCACGGCAGCCGACACGGCCGGGCCTATCGAACTCGACACCAGCGCCAGCTACCTCGACCGTAAGAACACCGGCGTCGCGACCTATTTGTCCGAGGCCGACGGATGGAAGATGACGGCCCTGCCGGAAGTCTCGTCGTCCCAATGGGTGACGGAGGACGGCGGCCGTAAGCGTTCGGTGCCCGTCACATACAGTTACGTCGACAAGGCGAAGCAGGCGGCCGAACTTATGTGCTTGGCGCTCGCACATACGCGAGAGGGCATCTCCGGCCGCATCCCGCTCAAGT